CCAGTCAACGAGATACCCTCAGTTGTTATGAGCGTTCAGTGCACAATATTAGAACGAGAAATATTCGCCTCATTCAGAGACCACGTTATGTGGGCAAGAACCTCTAGAGTTGACGCACCTTCCGAGTTCGTTGTTCCTGAATACTTTCAGTTGTCGGAGGACAACGCAACCATAATGCTTTTGAAACAGAAAATAAAAGCAGACATGGACGCAGGTATTATTCAAGACGAGTATCGTTTGCACATGCCAATATGCGCAATGACTTCTTTCACGACTAGGTTGTCTTGGCGAGGGTTGATAAAAATTTATAAGTTGTATGAATACCTCGCAACGATAAATGAATATTTCGTTGTTGGCAAAACAGAGCTTAACAATAAATTTCAGCTTCATAAATATGCTGGTAATTATAGCTTTGTTAATCCGATCCCTATGCTACAAGACAACGAGATGGTCAATGGTAATATTGGACCAGTCGTTACTGTGTTTCAAGAGATGACTATTGGCTTGAGAGCTCAGGTTGTTCGGCACCGCAACTATACGATAAAAGACAACTTGATGGAAATAATAAAGTCGAAAGACTGCTGGACCAGAACGCTTGGCGATAAAATTAAAATATCTATATCGGCTGAGATTGAATTCTGGAAAACAGTTGTTAATAAAAGGCAGTGTTGGATTGCTCAGTATGGTATCTGGAAAGACATCATAATTGTTGCGCAAGAATACATCTCTATCAGCGAACAAGACCTGCCATGTAATAAAGGCTTTTGCCCTTATACGAGGGATGCCGAGTTAAGGCATACCGACGACGATCCTGGAGCACCTTGCCCCATTCATAGTGACTTAACCTCTACACCCATCGCTCAGAAATACATGGACATGGTGCGTATTGAAGCAAGTTACAGACCTGCCTTTTGGCAAAAACATATAGATAAACTGGAGGACGCATAATGACTATGAAAATTTATTTGGCTGGACCATTCTTTAATCCTAAACAGATCGAAACGATCGAGGCTATCGAAAATGAATTCGATAAGTATGGCTTTGACTATTTCTCACCTAGGAAAAGTGGAGGTGTAATATCCCATCTTTCCCCAGAGGATAGGACTAAAGCATCCAAGAGCATTTACGACAGCAACATTAATGCAATGATTGATGCTAATGTTTTATTCGCTATTGTAGATGGTCGAGACACTGGCACTGTTTACGAGATGGGATATTTCCGAGCCTTAACCGATCACTTTAAGTTTAAGAGCGAGACCAGTGCAGCTGAACACAAACGCTATTCAATAACCTATACCAATGAAAACTTCGGCTTGAATATTATGCTGAAGGAAAGTGTTGATGCTCATATTGTTGGTGTTAATGATCTGCAAAAGTTCGCAGGACTTTCTGCTAGAGCTTGGGACAGACCCAAAGGTCGGTCGATGTCTGCTGGAATAGACTGGGAAGACCACATTGGTCGCAGGGCAAAAGTCCTAGAGCAGTTTCAGAACTTCAATCCGGACGTTGAATAAATGGACATCGTAAAACTATTCAGCGTCTCTCAGGGGATGTCTGCGATACAAAGGTATTCGCAGCTCCACCTGTTAAAGAGCGAATCAGTAATGGAGCACACAGGTTTTGTGTGCCTCTTTACTTATACTTTGTGCGAGGAGATCAACTCAGCATCTGCTCCCAACGATAAGCTAGATGTTGGCATGGCTCTGCAAAAAGCAATCGTGCATGATATCGATGAAGTTATAACAGGCGACATCCCTAGACCAACCAAGTATTACAGCGACGAGTCTGTTGCTGTATTCAAAAAGATAGCGGAAGCTGGCATTGACCAGATAATTAATGAGTTGAGAATAAACAGCAGTAACATGAAGACCAACTGGGAACAGTCTAAGGCTGGGAAGGAAGGTATGATTGTTGCGTTGGCTGATTTGTCCTCGGTCATATACAAGCTCTGGGAAGAGATATTAATGCTTGGCAACAAGAAACTTTTCCGACAAGCTAATGAAGTCAAAACCTTTTTAGGAGATTTTCAAGATAAAATAACGGAGGGAGGTTGGTTTGATCCAGCGCAAAAGCATATTATTGACGTTGCTTTAGATCAGCTTTATACAATACTCAATGAAATTTCTAAATCCTCCGACCCAATACACGGAACATTTAAAACATTCGAAGTCATAGATGAAAGGAAAAAATATGGCACACCATAAAACAAAATATGATCAGGAATTTGTTAATAGAGTTCACGAGATGAAAGCCTTAACATTCAAGCACTCTGAAATTGCCAAAGAGCTGAATATAAAAGAACCAGCTGTTGCTTACATTATTAAAAATAGAACTTATGAAAAAACTTCACCCATGGATGTTGTTATGGAAGTTTTCCATGAGGAAAATGAGAATCCGAGCCTTTGGCAGAGAGTGAAAAACAAGCTAAAGTTTTGGCAAAAATAAACTTTATTTTTTAGCCGAAAAGGTTTAAAGTTGTAATATTGAGAAAGGAAGTTTAATGAATATTTTTTACTTGGACACTAGTCCGAAAGAGTCAGCTATAATGCATTGCGATAAGCATTGCGTCAAGATGATACTCGAAACTGCGCAACTTCTTTGCACTGCGCACCGAGAGTTAGACGGAGACTATTGGGCTGATAAGGTTGGCTTGTATAAGTCGACCCACAAGAACCATCCATCAGCAGTTTGGGTGCGGGAAAGCTCCGCTCACTATTGGTGGACACTAGCATTATTTATGCACCTGTGTAAAGAATACACAGCTCGTTATGGCAAAACTCACAAAAGCTCAGAGATGATGCGGCTATTTGGCATCGCACCTATGAATATAAAAGAGATTGGCTTTACTGAGCCACCCCAGTGCATGCCTGATGAGTATAAGTGCGAGAGCACAACCGAAGCATATCGCAATTACTATTTAGGCGAGAAGATGGGTTTCGCAAAGTGGAACTACACTCCAACTCCGGAGTGGGTGTATGCTTAAAATAAGAGGAAACGATATAGAGCTTAACGACAAAAAAGTTGCTAGGCTCTTCGACCTTAACACCTTCGACAGAAGAGACCTAGAAAGTCTTTTCGACAAGGCTAACAATTATGAGCGAGATGTTCGCAGTTCGTACGAGAATGGGAGATATGAGAGTAATGAGCGATCTTAAAACAATTGGAGATGTTGCTAGAAAACATCGCAGGAATAAGTCACCAATCGATTGCATGGAAGATGCTCTAGAAACTTTCAAGGAGCGCAATAAAATCTATGGCGACAATTACCATAGACATGGAAAAGTGATGATGGCTTTATTCCCCAAAGGAGTTACTCTTGAAACTGAGAAGGAATGGAACAGGTTCGGCATTGTAAATATGATTGTTGCCAAGCTCACTCGCTATTCCGAAAACTGGCCAGGATCGCATGAGGACTCAGTCCATGATATGGGTGTTTATTCTTTTATGTTGCAATCCTTAGACAACGAGGATAAAGAATGATTATATTCGATCTTGAAACAACAGGCTTACCCAAGGCTGAAGGTTCTGACCTAGACCTGCAACCTAAAATAATCGAGTTCGGTGCTATAAAGTACAACGACGATCTTATCCACAAAGGACAGATGCAAGAGCAACAAAGGCTAGAATTCTTTTGCAATCCTGGACACTTGCTCGATCCTAAGATAATAAAGATCACAGGAATAACCGACGAGATGTTAAAAGACGAAAAGCCATTCATAACTAAGCTCGAAGAGCTGACGGACTTCTTCCTAGGCGAAAGACACATCGTTGCGCACAACTTGCCTTTTGACCGAAAGGTTTTAAGGTTCGAACTAGAGAGGCTCGACAAAGTTACTAAGTTCCCTTGGCCACCTAATCATATCTGCACAGTTGAAATAGGGCAAAAGGTCTGGGGCAAGATGCGCAAGCTGGGCGATATTTACGAAGAGCTTTTCGGCGAGAAGATAGAAGGTGCACACCGATCTATAAATGATGTTGAAGCAACTGCCAGAATTGTAAACTGGTACATAGAAAAAGGAGAAATATAATGGCAATTGGACTGATAGGTTTCGTCGTAGGAACTATAATCATAGCAGTGTTGATGTATAATTAATGCTACACATAAGAGCCCGCACAGAATATTCTTTCCGCAAAGCATATGGACCAATCTCTAGCATAATCGAGGCTGATGGAGATGCAATAGGGATAGCTGACATAGGAACTTGGGGTCATGTTCCTTTCAGCAATGCTTGTAAAAAGGCTGGAAAGAAACCAATATTCGGAGCCGAGATCGCAGTTGTAATTGATTCCACCGATCGCTCTAAACAGACTGCAAACATGATGGCTTTTATTGCTAAGAACAATGAAGGCTTGTCCGAGGTTTATGACCTCGTAACAAAAAGCACGAGCAAGGAAAACTTCTATTATTTCCCGAGGCTAAGTTATTCCGACCTGTTCGATATATCCGAAAATGTTGTTATTTTAAGTGGCACACACCCAGAGTGGGGACTGCTTCCTTTGACCAGAAAAGACGATCTTTATATCGAGATAAATCCGATGAGCTCTAAGAAGGCTCTGGACTTTTGCGAACAAAAAGGATTTAAACCAGTAGCAACCTCCGACAACTTTTATCCTAAAGTTGGTGACCGAAAGGCTTATGAGGTTCTGGTTGGCATGAATAGGATGGAACGAACCAAGCCAATGCACCTGCTAAACGAACACGAAATGATAGACTGCATTCCTTGGCTTCCTGAGGAGGCAATTCAGAATACATACAAAATAGCAGACATGTGCAATGTTGACTTGCCTGTTGCTCAGATGATATCTTTTACACCTGAGAAAACTTTAGAGCAGATGTGTATAGATGGTGCTCCGGAAAGAGGAATAGACTTAGAAGATCCGATTTATAAAGATCGGCTGAAGCGTGAGCTCGATATGATAGAGCTAAAGCAGTTTCACGATTATTTTTACGTTATTGCCGACATGATTAATTATGCGAAGAAGCATATGCTCGTTGGTCCAGCTCGTGGGTCTTCAGCTGGATCTTTAGTTTGCTATTTAACAGGCATCACAGATGTTGACCCCATAAAGTTCGACTTGTTGTTCGAAAGGTTTATCGACGTCACTCGTGCTGACTTGCCAGATATTGATATTGACTTTCAGGACGACCGCAGGGAAATGGTTTTTCAATACCTGAGAGACAAGTATGGCTCCGAGAAAGTTGCCCACCTAGGAACAGTCAGCAGGTATAAAGCCAAGAGCACAATAACCGAAGTTGCCAAGGAGCTTGGCATTCCAGCTTGGGAAGTTAATGATCTAAAAGGTGCAATCATTGAACGGAGCGGAGGCGATGCTCGTGCAGCAATGTGCATTATGGACACCTTTAATGACCTAGATATAGGCAAGCAAGTCCTGAATAAATATCCGCAAATGCGAATAGCTGAGAAGATGGAAAACCACGCTCGCCATTCAGGAGTTCATGCTGCTGGAATTATCGTTACTGAAGATCCTGTTAGTAAGTATTGCTCGGTCAGTGCGCAAACTGGTGCAGCTCAGATAGACAAAAAGGATGCTGAGAACCTAAACTTGCTGAAGATCGATGCTCTAGGACTTAGGACGCTATCAGTTCTGCAAGACGTTTTAGATCAAGTTGGTTGGTCTAGAGAGAAGCTCGTAAACTTTCCGCTGGATGATGAAGCCTCGTTTAAAATACTGAACGACGAGAAATATGCAGGAATATTTCAGTTCGAAGGCTATGCCCTGCAATCACTAACGAGGCAGATGAAAATAGCGAACTTCGAAGACATTTGCTCTATTACTGCCTTGGCTCGTCCTGGACCATTAACCTCGGGAGGCACAACTCAGTTTATTAAAAAAAGGACAGGTGCTGAGCCTGTTTACCATTTCCATAAAATGACCGAAGAAGCAACCGAAGTTACTTATGGCATTGTTGTTTACCAAGAGCAGGTGATGACGATAGCTCGTGAAATAGGCAAGCTGACGTGGGAAGAAGTCTCTGAGCTCCGCAGAGCAATGAGCAAGTCTTTAGGTGAAGAGTTTTTCGACAGGTATTGGCAGAGGTTTAAAGTTGGTGCTGAGGAAAACGGATTAGACGAAAAGAAGTCCCGTGAAATATGGGACAATATTAACACGATGGGATCTATGGCTTTTAACAGAAGCCACGCAGTTTCTTATGCGATGGTCAGCTATTGGTGTTGCGTTTTAAAAAGTCGCTTTCCTTTAGAGTTTGCTGCTGCTTGCCTCCGGAATGTTAAGGACGATGACCAAGGTGTTAAGCTGTTGCGGGAAGTTGCTCGAGAGGGACTAGCTCATAAACCATATGACAAGTTCAAGTCAAATCTAAACTGGTCGGTGCAGGAAGGCGAGCTGATTGGTGGTCTGATAGGAATAAAAGGCATTGGTCCAAAAATGGCTGATGATATTGTAAAACGCAGAGAACTCAAGCAACCTTTAACACCTCGGCAAGAAACCCTCCTAGACAACGGACAAACGCCATATGACGACATCTTTGAGTGCGAACGCAGGTTCGGGCATATTAAGAAAGATCCAGCCTCACATAAAATTACAACAAAGATAACTGACATCCACGACCTAGAAGCTGACAATCCTGGAGAGTTCGTTGTATTCGGGAAGCTAGTCGAGAAAAACCTCAGAGACTTGAACGAGGCTGTAAACTTAGCAAAGCGAGGAGGTCGCAGAGCCGAGACCCACAACCTATGGCTGAACATGAAATTCGAGGATGACACTGGTCCAATACTAGCAGGAATAGACAGGTTCAAGTATCCCAAGCTCGGCAAACCTATAGTTGAGGATGGTAAAATTGGCGACTGGTATTTGCTAAAAGGCAAAATCAATAAAGGTTTCAGGAAATTAAACTTAGAAAAGTGGCGTAAACTCACATAAGCTATTGTTTTTAAAGGGATCAAAGTTCTTTACTTCTCTGGTGGGAAAGCATAGAATACTTATATTGATTGAGAAAGGAAACAAATCATGGAAAAGCATAACCCTAAAACACGTCAGATCATTTATTGCGACACAGGCATCAAGAGAGTTACATGGTGTGGACCATTTTCTGTTGCGACTGTAGCTGGAGTTGAATACGAACCAGCTTACCAAACTCTTCGCAAGATCCGTGGCAAGCGTCATTGTAAAGGTGTTACAAATAGCAACATCGCAAAAGCATGTAAACAGTTCGGTCTAAAAGGCAAATGGACAAAGCTCGATAAAAAACGCAAGCTGAGCAAGTTCGTTCCGGAAAACCTTGAGCAAGGTAAAGTTTACATCATTCAAATTACCAAGCACGTCCTAGTAATGGACACTCGTGACTGGACTACAATCGACAATCAAGTTCCTGAGTGGAGAGCAATGGATGCTTCGCACCACTGGGGCAAGCGATTGGTTCATGCTTTTTACGAAGTCGA